CATAGGTGCTACCGTTGTACGTCTTTACTGTGAGTGTGAGCGCCACAGTCTCTGCGTTTGGTGCTTGCTGTGCCAGAGACACAGGCGGTGCGTTCCAACTGTACGATGTGCCTACATTTTCGGCAATCAGTTTGTCCTTGACGCTGCCGCAGGTGTAATAGAGTTTGTGCGTAAAGCTGCTGCTGGCCCGCTTGATGGTGATGGTCAAGGTTTTCCCCAGCGTGGAGCCGCTTGTGGTGGCCGTGGACGCTCTTGGAATGGTGGTCAGCGTCACCGTTTCCGACAAGGACAAATGGCGTGGCGTGTAGGAGCTGTCAAAGCCACAGTCCCACTCTGCTGTCAACGCAATGCTTTTCGTGCCGTCTGCATTATGGCTGACTGTAATAGTCTTGCTGCCCAGTTTGTACCATCCGGTGGAACTGTAATTATACGGATTCCAGCGTTTTTCGCCCTGAAGTATATAATACGCTTCGCCGCTGCTCTCGTTCTGTGAATATCCGGTTCCGTCATATACCCACAAATCAAGACTTAATGTGCTTTTGTTGTCTGCGATAGACTGGCCTGTGATTGACCAATCCAGACGCAAGCGCCAGCCTTTGTTTGTGCTGCTGTAAATGGACGCCATGTTCTCAACTCCTGTCAACTGGCAATTACATCGCCGTTTTCGTCCTCCGTCCAAACCACGTTTCCGATGCAGAGGATAGATACCTTGATACGCATTGCTTCCACGCCCTCTGCGGTGATCTGCAACTCCGGTGTGTTGTTGCGGACAAACTGCAACACATCATTATCCAGCCGCAGCAGGATTTCATTGCCCGTTTCGCCAATGATTAGGCCGTCAGACGTAAACCGGAAAGCCTTTGTGATCTCGCTGTACTTGCTTTGCAGATCGCCGTCCACCTTGTCAATGCGCTCGGTTCCCTTAGTAATGTAAATGCTCAGCTGGTCAGTCAGCACAGACAGCTTTGTGCTGACCTCCTCTTTGTAGCTGTCAAAATCCCCGGTTTCTACATAGTTTTCCAGAGCGGACAGGATGATGGAGTTGACATTCTGCTGCAGATCGGTAATCTGCTGGTGTGTGGCCTGAATCACTTGGCTTGAAGATTCGTCCACCCGCTCAGAAATCTCCTGCCGTGTGCTTTCGATGCGTTTATCCGTTTCACGCTTGGCATCTATCTGCGCCCCCGTGTAGGTTTGCTGGGTAGCGCCCAGCGTGATTTGTGTGTTGCCGGGGTCAAGAATATCCGGGGCCAGCTCCATCAGCGGATAGGACGCGCTGTAGCCGTGCGGAGTGCTGAAAAGAGCCGTCATCCGGCCCACCCGGAAATGCTGGATGCCATCTTGCCAGCCCAAATCCACCGCCGTGCAGGTGATGGTCTCCGGCATGGACAGGCCATTGTCAGCAAGTGCCGCTTTAGCCTTGGTCTGCAGGTTAGCGGCAATGGTCACATCATCCCATTTGACGTGCCGGGTAATGCGCCCGTATGTGGCCACGCCAGACTTGCTATAAATAGTAAGCCCGGATTTAACAAGGTCATCTGTCAAATCACCATTTGACAGCGCTTCGATGGTCAAGCCGTCCTTGCCCTCTGGCAGAATAGCGGTGTAAATGTTTGTTCCGTCCGTCTCGCTGGAAAGGTCAAGGAGATTTTCAGCAAATTCCACAGACTGCGTATTTGTGAGCGGCAACGCAGCGTAATAATCCAGATAGTTCCCGTCATCCTCATATCGGATCAGAAGATACCCGCCCAAAGCCGATTTAATCAGCTTGTCGGATATCGTGGACATTGCCGTGGCGTACTCCTTGGAGCTGCGTGTGATGTAATTGTTCGGGTCTGTTACGGTACACACTCCGGGCCTGATCTGCTGCTCTGCGGACACTTGGCTGTTGTGCTGCCCTAAAATCCAGCGGAAGAAGAAGTCAACCACATTCCCGCTTGCGGCTGCGGCCTTATAAGCAGTGTCATTCTCGAAATCTTCCGGAAAGTTGAACGGTGGGATGATGCTGTCATTCAGCGCCGCCATAATGCCCTCTGTTGCGATTTTATGTGCTCCGTAGAAGTCTTTTATATCGCTGGTTATTCTCCCCCTATATATAGGAAAAGTGCCGTCCAGCAGCTCCACAAGGCCGCTCATGCGCCGAAGATTGCTTAAATACGGATGGTCTGCGTCCACTGTGAAGGACATTTCCCCGGCCTTGCTGACCGCCAGCTTCACAGAGGGGTCACGGACGATTAGTTTTTCATCCGCAAGGCGCGGGTCATACAGGATATAGTTTTGATATTTTAGTTGGTACATTACAGGCTGGCCTCCTGATATGTAACGGTGATGCTACCGGTGCCGCTGGCCACCTTCGCCTTCAGGCTGTTGCTGCCAGCCGCAAGCCGAATGGCGGGGAAAATGTGATCTCCAGCGCTGGCATTGATGGTGTTGTTGTCCCAAAGTAATACGGTATCTTGCGCCACCGTGATTGTGGGAATAACCGGGCGGCTTTCATTCGGTAGCGTAAGCTGTTTATATGCCGTTCCCAAATCAGCCCGCGTCACAGTTGTTTTCTCTTTCTTGTATTTCCACGGATCGCAATCAACAGTAACGGGAATTGTCTGCTTTATTTTGACAAGCTCCACCTGCCCAACGGAGCACCGCCCACTGTAATAATGGGCGGTGTCCTCGGGGAAGGTCACTTTCACGCGCTTGCCGTGGACTTTGTTGCAGAAGTCAGAAAGCGTGGCAGGCCATTTCTTGCCACTCACCGTGTCCACGCCGGTGAGTATCAGTGCAATGGTGCGGTTTTTGTAGGTCACTTCGCCGGTCAACACTTCGGAAGCGTCCAGCAGGCCATCCCGGCCCGGAACATCAATCATATTCGTGCGGACTTCCGGCAGAGAAATGGACTTGCTTGCAAGCAACAGGCCGTATTCTGCGTAAGTGTCTTTTCCGTCAAAAAATACTTTTCCTATCATACAGCCCTTGCCCTCCTCGCATTGATTTTGGCCAGTTCTGCATCCATGCCTGGGGCAAGCAAACCGACAACCTGACCACTGTCCATGATGACTTTCATATTTGCCAACATAGGTAAATACTGTTCCAGCAGCATTACAATTCTGCCGGAATCGCCGCCCCCTCCGTAAGAGCCACTTGTATAGTTTCTGATGATGTTTGCATCTGCTGTAATGGTGCCAGCGTCAAAGCTCATATTGCCCTCAATGTCCTTTTTTACGGACTTGAATTGATCGTCAAAGCCCTCGCCCAGACCTTCGGCCATAAAGCCGCCGATGCCCGCAAAGACCTTGGACGGGGATGCAATACCAAGGATTTTTTTCACACCGCTAACCAGCCCATTTACCTTATCACTGAACCAGCTTTTTATATTGCCCCACATTCCGGCGATGCCGTTTTTTAAGCCCCGAACGATGTTTTTACCGATGCCGCCCCAGTCATAGTTTCTGATTGTGTCGGCAATGGCAGCGATAATGCGCGGGACGGCTGCAATCAATTCCGGGATTGCCCCGATAATGCCGGCAATCAGCGATACAATAATCTGCGGCCCTGCAAGGATGATCTTGTCAAGGTTGTTCACGATGCCGTTGATGAACGCAATAATCAGCGTAGGGACTGCCGCGACCAGCTCCGGGATGCACTTGATAATTCCGTCAATCAGCGCAAACAGAAGATCAATGCCCATCTGGATGATGTTGGGCAGCTCCACAATGATTGCGGCGAGCAAGTTGCCAATAATCAGAGGTACTGCCGCGATAAGCTGCGGAATCGCGTCAATCAGGCCCTGCGCAAGCGTCGTAATCAGCAAGATTGCCGTTTCAATGAGTTGCGTCAAAAAGTCCGGGCTTGTCAGCATCTGCACAATCGTCATGGTCACTTGCACAATGCCGTCAATAAGCGTGGGCAGGTTTTCTATCAGGCCATTCGAAAGGAAGAAAAGAATGTCGATTGCTGCTTGCGTAATTGCAGGTAGGCTATCAATGATACCCTGTCCCAATGCGCCGACAAGCGCAGCCGCCGCCTGCAAAAGCGAAGGCAGGTTGTCTGTGATGGTTGTTATGACCATCGGAATAATAGTGGTAGATGCAGATGTAACAAGCTGTGAAATGCCGCCCAAGATGGCACTAACGCGCGGAATAATATTTCCAGCCGCCGTCTCCACGCTGCTGACAAAATTGCCAATCAGCGTATCAAGGTCTGCGTTGTCGTCTGCAATGCCGGTTATCAGGTTTGCCCATGCGGCTTTTGCCGACCCACCGCTGCCCTCGATGGTGCTCGCTGCCTCTGCTGCCGTGGTGCCAGTGATGCCCATTTCCGTCTGCACCACATGGATGGCATCTACGATGTCGGAGTAGGACGAAATATCAAACTTCTGCCCAGACAGCTTCTCCGCGTCCGCAAGCAGACGCTCCATTTCCTCTTTGGTGCCGCCGTAACCGAGCTTTAGGTTGTCCAGCATGGTGTAGTTCTGCTTCGCAAAACCCTGATAGGCGTTCTGTATCATCTCCATGCCGGTGCCCATCTTATTGGCGTTGTCTGCCATGTCGGTGATGGCCTGATCCGCCTTCTGAGCTGCTTTATCCGTATCTCCGCCAAGGCTCTGGAGCAGAGAGGCCGAGAAACTGGTCACCGTGTCCATATATTCGTTGGCGCTCATGCCAGCGGTCTTGTATGCGTTTGCGGCGTACTCCTGCACCTTGTCCGATGCAGTCTTAAAGAGGGTATCGACGCCACCCACTAATTGCTCATACTCGGCATATTGGTCAATGGACGCTTTGGTCAGCGCCGCCACGCCAGTAGCCGCAGCTGTCAGGGCCGCAGCGCCCACCTTTGCCGCAGTTGCAAGGCCGCCTTTTAGTTTCCCGGCAAGAGATTCTGCCTTGCTGCTCGTTTCCGAAAAGCCTTTATCTACATCACTGTTATCCACACCGATTTTCACAAAAAGATCGAGCAGGTTCATTCTTTCACCACCAATCCGCACCGCGCGACTACATCGGCGGTAATTTCTTCGCAAGTCCTGTCGTCCTGTTTCTTTGGCTCAACAATGTCGGCGTATCGCGCTTTAATATAGTTCCCGCTGCCATAGTTCCCGCTGGCGACACGCGCCGTGTTTTCAGTCACAATGCGCAACGCGTCCGACATATAGATGCGATAAGCGTCAGTTTTTGCCTTTTCATTGAGCCGCGCTATGCAGTAGCGCAGAAACGGCCTTACTCGTCGGCTTCCCCGGTATTCTCCTGCGCAGAGCCAGAGGAGTTCTCGCTCTGCGCCGAGAGAAAAAGCTCGATGAATGCATCATCGGTCAACAGCTCCACCGTGTCCTGCGACAGTTTCACAAGGTTCAGCGCATCCTTGTAAGCGTCCGCGCTCACACCCTCGATCGCAGCAAGAATGGCAATAATATCGCCCTTGTGGTCTTTAAGCAGCACAGGGAGCGCTTTCCGCGCCCTCTGCATCATAAACCGCTTCGCCGTCATGCCCTCCGGCAGATTTTCACGCCGAAACATGGCAGAGGCTTTCTTGTCCTCCGCAATGTTGGCAATAGGATCGATAATGTCTGCGATAACATCAAACACTCGCTCCCCTTTAATTTTTGATAGTTTCATGGTGTTACGCCTCCGCCGTACCGGCCTTGATGTAGATTTCAAAGGGAACCGTGTCCTGTGCGCTCATAGAGTAGTGAGCGGTGTACTCAAACGCAAACTGCCCCTTTGCCTTGTCGGCTGTCTGCATCTGGAATCCGCCGGTGGAGAGGGCGTTCAGCATATGGATCGCAATAAAACCGCCGTTGGTGTCTCCGTTTTTGTCGGAGTAGTCGCCGACAAGCCAGATGTCGTCAAAGTCCGCATCCTTGATGTCGTTTCGGGGCGTGATCTTTGTGGCGTCGGTCGTGTCAATGTCAGCAGCTCCGCAAAGGCTCTTTGCGATCGCAGTGGACGCATTGACAAACGTGCCGGCCATTTTCACTTCCCACGATTCGAGCCGCTTCAGCTCTTTCATGTTTTTGGGGCAGTTATTACAACTCTCAATATTGCACAAAAATTATTGCCTTTTTTCTCCGTTCCCGCCTATTATGGCCGCTTTCTCGGTTTATTCGTTCTGTTTGCTATTTCTTGGCGCACATTTTTAGCGCACGACCGCCGAAAAATGCGGTTTATCTGCTATATTTCCAGAAACTTTCTTTCCACTCATTCAGCCGCTTTTCCTGCTCGGAAAGATAACAGTAAATCCCGTATAAGGCATCGTAATCATCTTCGCATGGTGCGCTGTCCCCCTGCGTCATGGCTACCCAGCTTTGCCGCACAGATTCAACGGCGCAATGAATTTGCAAATGGATTTCCTCAAGTTCGTTTAACCGGCTCATAGTTTCTTCTTTCATGCTTTTCCTCCTTGTTTTATCAGCGGGCGGCTGGTATAATAACTGTACCGGCCGCCCTGTGGTGGTTGGTGGTTACGGCTCTCTGCGCCTTGCTTTGGTCGGCGGTGGCGCAGAGGGCTTTTCTAATGCTTCAATGAGAGCCATAATGCAGCGGGTGAGCTGCACAGCTCCGGCGATGGCTATGATGGTCTCCATCATGCGATACAGAAGCGGCGCGCGGTGGTGGTCTTGGTGAACTGCTGCGCCAGATCGGGAAGCGCCTTTTTCAATGCGCTGGTGTCGATGCGGGAGGAAGTCACGGCCTTATAGGTCACTTTCCAATCCGTGCCGCTGATGGTGTCCACGCCCTCCGCGTCCATGTGGGCCTTGATGCTGTCCGTGATGCTCTCGATCTCTCCGGCCAGCTCGTCCGCCATGCGGCGCAGCTCCCGCAGCTCCTTGATCTTGCTGTCCATTTCGTTGATGCTCATTGTGTTTACCTCCATTTTTTACTTGCAAGGGACACGGAGCCGGGGGCCTTAAACATCTATGCTCTTCGGCAATCTCAATCTCTCTTATCCGTTCCGGCTTTTATCTTGCGTTCTTGGTTCGGCTTTCGCTTACTTCGTCCGCCTTGCCGTGTCCCTTGCTATGGTCTTATTATAAACAGTTTCGTTTATAATGTCAATACCTATGTTTAAATATTTTTGTTTTTATTTTCTTGTTATCGATTGACAAATTAAATGAATTCGTTTATAATATGCATATGAGAGGAGGCGAAATAATGGCAACATCTGAACAGTTGAAAATTTTATGCGTTAAACTCAATATTAGTGTGTCAGAATTGGCGCGAAGATGTGGGAAGAGTCCGCAGGCATTTTCACAGAAGATGAAGCGGGAAGGCTTTACACCAGAAGAATTAAAGGACGTGGCTAACGCTGTCGGCTGCAAGTATGAAAGTTCCTTTATTCTGCCGAGTGGCGAGAGGGTAACGGAATAAGAAACGGCGGAGGAAAATTCCTCCGCCCTCTTTTTTTCATAAGCTATCTATGCTATTCTTCCCTTATAAAGCGCACAAAGGAGGAAACAGCATGGAATACTATTTTTCTATGGAGACAATGCGGGAGTTTCAACGCCGGTTTGAACGCGAATACCTCACCGGGTACACGGTCAAGCATTACGAAAAAGATTGCTTGACCGTTTATGTTATCAATGATTCTCTGGTGATTTGCTTCGAGTTTGTCCCGCTCATAGCCTCTGAAAGCACGGTATACCTCAATGCAGATAGATACCGGGATGAAATCGAGGCGCACCCGTATTTGAGCTTTCCGGCGGTTGGAGAGCCGTATTATTACGCCCGTATTGTGGAGCTGACGCATAACGACATCGGATTCCGATACAATAATGCAAAGTTTACCCGAGATCTCGGCAAAGCTACAGGGCTTATGCTGCTGGATGTATACATCATGTACCGGCAATTTAACAGCGAGGATATAACAAACCGTGGATGCGTGGAGGCGTGCAACGCAGCATTTCCGACGCTTCATCTACCGGAACGCATAGCAGCATGGCCAGGGAATAGCTACAATTTCGTTGTGATCGAATTGGAGAGCAACAGCGGAGAGGTTGCCCGCGCCGTGGCTTATACGATGCAAAAGCCCGGCGATTACATACGCGGATTATGCGCAGCGTGGATAAAAGACGGGCGAATACAGAGCAACGCTATAAATGACGGCATTGTAGAACGAGAAATAAACGCCGCCTTTGCATCGTGGAAAGGAAAACGGCGCCAAGAGCGATTAGAGCAACATTTGAAATACTTTTCTGTTTCCCATCGTCTGAAAGATCTTGCCGACATATACGGCTACCAGCGGGATATACTCGCCGCAGCCAACGCCGGAAAATATGACCTTATAGAGCGGTCTACCTATCTAAAGCCGGTAAACAAATGGGTATCGGAGGAGCTTGTATATAAGCTCGCAAAGAAGCTGTATAAAAAGTACGCTGTGATCTATCAGCTCCGCCCGTTCTTCCTGCGTACACCAATAGGCGGGCAAATGTCGTATGATGTTTATATTTCCGGTTTGAACGTCGCAATAGAATATCAGGGGAAACAGCACTTTGAGTCTGTGGATTTTTTCGGAGGCGAGATAGCTTTCCAGAACGTACAGCGCCGGGACACGCTAAAAGCAAATCTAAGCCGGGCGCATGGTGTCAAGCTCGTATATGTGAATTATTGGGAGGATATAACGCCCGCTTTGATTGTTGAGCGTGTAGGTATCCAGCCATAGAAGAGAGCGGGAACTAATCCCGCTCTTCTCTTTTGTCCCTTGCTGTGATTATAATATAGCATATCTGCGCAGATATATCAATAGGCATAGTATACATATTTGCGCAGATATATTTGTACAGATTATCTATTTACGCAGATAGACAGCGCATGATATAATGCGGATAGTGGAAAAGGGGTGTCCATTCTGGACACCCCCCGCACACGCAAAAGAGAAAGGAGCGAATATATGGCAGTATCAAAAGCGCAGCAAAAGGCGGTAAATAAATATATGGCCGCCAATTATGACCGCATCAACCTAACAGTTCCCAAAGGCCGGAAAGACGAAATCCAGGCATTTGCAGCACAGACCGGCGAAAGCGTAAACGGCTTTATCAATCGCGCCATTGGTGAAGCTATGGGAGAAAGCCCACAGAAGCCCGCAGGAGCGCCGCAAGGCGATGGGGCTATCCTTACCCCTGCCGCACTTAAAACGGCGCAGGAGGCCGCACAGAGGGCCGGGGAAACGGTTCCTGCATTTGTTAGCCGTTCGGTTGAGACGCAGGCGCAACGCGACAAGGTTATGCAAGCAATGAGGCCGAAAGAAAAAGCCCCGGATAAATCCGAGACTTGACAAGGGTTAGCATCCTGCTATAATGGAGATAGAAAAAGGGCGCTGCGACAAGCGGTTAGCCCGTCAGTAAATCAATTTCCAAATGGAAACCGTCACCGTGCCGGGTGGCGGTTTCTGCGTTTTACAATGATCGTAACCGTAAAAGGCCCGATATGTAGAGTAATTCGCATGGCGTCACCCCCTTTCGGGGTTTGTGACTAACCGCCTGCCGTTGTGCAGCGCCCCGCCCATAATGGGCTATCGACAGAATAACACAGGAGCCGTCAAAAAGCAAGACGGCTCCTGTGCTGTATATGGAGATTATGGCACTATTTACACACTCCCGCGCCCTGGTACTTTAGGGCGCTGCCGGCCGCTGTACTTCGGGCAGGACTTCGCAAGGGAACAAAGGATAGGCAATCCCGCCGCCCTTGCCGCCTGCTGCCGGTCTTTCTCCGGCTGGTGGCCTGTGGAATCACTCCTTCGTTGCGTCATCCATTTTTCAGCTCATTTACCAAAATGTCGCGGTACTGCTGCGCGTGATCCGCCAAAGCGGGCTTTAGGTACGGCTGTGCCTTGTTGCCACGCGTGTAATGCCAGTTGCCTTTTGCGTCCTGATACACCCACGGTGTAGGCCGTCCTCCGCCTCCCTCGGCGTAAATGCCGGTGCCTAATTCCACATACGCACCGTACTCAGAATCCGTTCCGATAATCGCCGCCGGTTCCTGCTCGTCTACCACATGGGTGATGCTGTTCCGCAGATTGCCGGTGTCAACGGGGCAGAGTTTTTTTGCGTAGCCCTCCGCCACCAGCCCGCACTTTTCAAGCCCGCGCAGAATTGCGGCTTCGATAGCAGCGGAAACCTCTTTGCTGTTGTCGGTGATTTCAATGCTCATGATTAAAACCTCCTGACCATGTATGATCGATCATACAGCCCTTGCCCTCCTTGCATTGATTTTGGCCAGTTCTTCATCCATGCCTGGGGCAAGCAATCCGACAACCTGGCCACTGTCCATGATGACTTTCATATTTGCCAACATAGGCAAATACTGTTCAAGCAGCATTACAATTCTGCCGGAATCGCCGCCCCCTCCGTAAGAACCACTTGCATAGTTTCCGCTGATATTTGCTCCTGCCGTAATGATGCCAGCGTCAAAGTTCATGCTGTTTTCAATGCCCTTTTTTACGGCCCCGAATTGATCGTCAAAGCCTTCGCCCAAGCCTTCGGCCATAAAGCCGCCGATACCGGCAAATACCTTAGACGGGGAGTGGATGCCAAGCAGTCCCTTAACACTACTCACAATACCGCCAACAAATCCGCTGATTTTGTCTTTGATCCATGTAATCATTGATTTGATGCCGTCCCAAAGACCGCGAACAATATTAGACCCAATATCTTTGAATTTGTTCGGAATACTTGTAAACCAGCTAATAACGGACTGGATCGCATTGGGAATCTTTTCCGTGAAAAATGCACTGATTGCGTTAACAGCGGATGAAATCGTATCCTTAATTTTGCCCCATGCAGAAATGATAGCGTTTCGGAAGTCCTCGTTTGTGTTCCAAAGTGCAACAATGGCGGTGACAAGTGCAGCAACCGCCGTTATAACAATTCCGATGGGGTTTGCATTCATCACAAGGTTTAGGGCTGCTTGTGCGATAGTGGCTCCCTCGTTTGCGGCCTGGTATGCTTGTATAGCCTTGACCACACCGGAAATCATGGAAGCAACATTCCACGCCACAAATCCGGCGCCGATTCCGGCGACAACCGAAATGATGGTATCGCCGTTGTCCAGAATAGTTGTTACAAAATCAGTGATTTTTTGGGAAAATTTATCCCAATCCACATTATTCATCCACTCCTGAAATGCTTCCGTAATGTCCTGGATAACGGGAATGAGGCTTTCCAAAAATGGAGTTCCAACATTTGCCTGAAACTGCCGCCACGCTTCGCTCAGATTGCCGGTGACATTTTCCCAGCCGTCAGCTTCGCGGGCAGCTTGCCCCATTGCGCCGGACAGTTTTTGCGAATCCTCCACCATTTTCAAAAGCGTTTGCTGTTTCTGAATTTCGGACAAATCGTTATATTTCTGCCCAAATAGTTCCATAGCAGCCGCATTTCTTGTGGTTTCCGTGGCGGACAAGCCTAACGCTGCGTCGTTCTCAAAATTTCCTTTAAGAAAAGATTGCAGCGTTTCTGTCGCTTGCTCCACGCTGGTGTCATAATATGCTGCACTATCTGCCGCCGCCTGCAATGCGCGTTCCATCAGGCTCATGCTCTCCGTTGCATCTCCGCCAGAAGAACGGGCAAAAGCGTAAATCTTGCTTCCGAGTGTGTTTAATCGTGTCTGCAAAATGCCGGAACTGTCGGCCACTCGCCCGATCGCTTCGGATGCAGCGTCTCCCAAATCCCCAAAAGTCTGTTTAAAAGCAGATTCCTCCGCTTTTACATCGGCTGCGGATTCGATAAACGCGCCGGACATATTTTTTATAGCGCTTCCAAGCTTTTTTACGCCATCGACTATTACGCCGCCGAGTACATTCGCCTTTAGAACATCTCCAAAGGCCAGTGCTTTATTTTTGGCCGTTGTAAGTCCTTTTTCAACATCCCCGGTGTCGACGGTAAGTTTTACAAAAATGTCAAAAGCATTCATTCTCCGACCTCCTTTCCGATTTTGAATCCCTTGTTATACATTTCCTGTGCAAAAAGCGTTGCCGCATAGACCAATGTGCCAGGCTTTGCCTCTTCCGGGAACGGCGGGGACTGCCGCTCGTTTCCGGCAGTCCCGTCCGCATATCCCATCTGAAACGCCGTCATGAAGTTTTTGCACATGGTTTTAAGGTATTTTCTTGCCCATGTGTTATGCGTCATGTCAACGCCTCCTTTCTAACTGCTCTCCGACGGCAACCATTACCGCCCCGAAGAATGCGCCAACAGCAAAAACCACTGCACCGGTAATCATCAAAGCCATAAAGCCCCACCTCCTTTCAAAAGTTCTCGACGATCTCGCCGGAAAGCTGCTCCCACCATTCGCCCATGCTAAGCGTTACGCCGGGAGTAGGACGCCGGTTGCCGCTGCCGCCGCGCCCGCTGCAATAGTTGGCGGCGGTCATCATACTGTCCCACGCTTTCAAGGTCTTTCCCGTTCCTTTGGCGCAATCCTGCGCGAGAACGGTTAAAGCAACCCTGTCTTTTCGGTCGTCGGTGCTGTCTGCTGCTTCCTTTGCATAGTGACCGATCAGCTTTAGCATGGTCGGGTTCCCGTCGTATCTGTCCGCAAAGCCGAAATAATCATCTACCGACAGAACGCCGGTTTTCATCAGCTCCACGGCGTTGCTGTCAATGGCGGAAGGATCGGCAAGGTTGCTTGTCTGCACTTCCTTTTCCAATGCGCTGCGGAGTTCTGCGGCCTTTGCATCGAACGCCGCCCAAATGCGCGCGGTTTCCGTTCTCATCTTGTTTTCTGCCTCTTGGAGCTGGAGCGTGGCAATCTGCCTTTTCAGCGCGTCCGGGCCTGCGTCCTGCATGGCCTTTCGTGCCCGCTCTACTGCGTTATACGCGGCGGCGTATTCGTCCCGTGCCGCCTTGAAAGCCGCGTCAAGGTCTTTTGCAAAGTGGTTAAACTCGCTCATTTTTTTGTTCCTTTCTGCTGCGGAAAAAGGCCGCAGCGCCTATTCTTATACATGGTGCAGGTATTGCCGCAAGTCAAATGTGCAGGGAGAGGGCAGCGCTTGCCCGCTGTTGCCGTTCCCGGCTTGCACTTGCCGCCTTTGAAAAAAGCGCAATCGTCCTCTTTGCATTGCGGGTATAGGCCGCCCTGAAAGGGGCAATCTTTTCTTTGTGCGGGTGGCTCTTCCTGCATCTTCTTATAAATTACTGTTCCCATCGGCACTTCGCCCGCAGAGGTTACAAGGGTCGGCGCGTACTCACGGCATCCGCGCCCAAACTCGCGGTATCTTTTTCCGTGTTCATCAATTAGGGGGTATTCCTTCAAAATGTCCATGTGCTTCCTTTCAGTCCAAATTTGGACAGTTTTCATATCCGTTGCGGAATACGCTGTCGGCCTCATAGCTGACTTCAAAAAGCGGGGTATGGTAGCCGCTGCTGTCCTTTACAAGCTCGCGGTTTGCATCGTCCAGCGCATGAAACGCCGGAATGATCTGCTTTTCCCATGTCTGCCTTTCAATGGCCTTGAAGCAATGCGGGCAAGTGCGGGGATAGTCCCCGCTAATAATAGTGGCACTTGACACGCCTGTGATGCTTCGCCCGTACACTTCCCATGTGCCGCCGCAATAGTGGCACTTGATACGCATATAGCCCATTACTTTCTCCTTTCTCACGCCGAAACGCCGCGCCGGTAAATAAGCCGGTCGAGGGCATAAGCGCAGGCGTCTATGGTGTGGTTGTCTTTGTCGGGCAGTTCGGAAAGAAAGTTTCCGTCCTTGTCCGTGGCGTAGCTGTAATTTACAAATTCGCGGTATGCTTCGGGGGTTCGCTTCGGATCAATCACAATGCGCCGATGTTGCAGCCATTTCACACGGTAGCTCACGCACCCCGGCTCTTTGTGGCATGGGATGCACTTCAAGTCCTCCGCCTGCATATCCGCTATGGATTTCGGCTCCGCACAATCCGCCGTGATTAGCTGCTTTTCCTCGTATACGCCGCCCAATATTGGCGAATGGTACTCACCCCCGCCACGGTCATAGCGGCGCTTTTTGATTTCCTCCGCAAGCTGCTTATTCGACAAATGCCGCTTGTATATTTCGTCAACAAAAAAAACGGTGTCGCTCTTGCGGTCATAAGACACGCGGAGAAATGCGGCGGGATCGACTGCAAATCCAAAGTCTAAGCCTTGATAGAAATAGCCCATTTGCTCTATTTCCTTGTCGGTGATCTCCCGTATTTCCAAATTGGGAAAGACTTCGCCGCCGGCGCCGGTCGGTACGCCTAAATATTCGTGTTCATAGGCTTTCGGGTTTACATCGCGCAGCCGTTCAGCTTCATAAAGAAAGCTTTCGCCCAGCCAATCCGGGGGGATCATGGTATAGTCTGTCAGCAGCGTAACGGCCTTTTCGTCCGGCTCCCGTATAAACACATTCGCCCAGTTGTTGGCGGAGATCGGCGGGTTAAAGGTTCGGAACACGATAGCCCCCGGCCCCTGTCCTCTAAGTACCGATTGCATAACGTTTCGCGTGAAGTTCGGCCCGCGCAATTCGCTAAATTCTTCAAACCACACATAGCGGAACACGCCGCGCCTGGGCTTGATGCTTTTTAACTTGCTTGCATCGTCCAGCCCTCGAAAAAGGATCTGTGCGCCGGTCGGGAGATAAGTATAGGACATGGGGGACACACGCCCGCGCCATAGATGGGAAACGCCCAGCGTATCAATGGCCCATGCGATTTGAGAAAAGACGCTATCCCGCATTGTTGCACCCACAAGGCGGAATACAATGCCGTTGCTCTGTCCCGTGGTATCTGCCATAATGCCGCTCACAATCTCCAAAGAGGTAAAGGAGGACTTGCAAGAGCCGCGCCCGCCGGGGAGGTTGAATGTGGTGTGCTTCCCCTCTTTCAAATCGTCATGCAGCGGGAAATATACGGGGGCTATATGTTGCTTTACATCTATGCTGTCAATAAGCGCCCGCGCCTCTCGCTGCTGCCGCTTGATCGCGCTGGTTGCCCTCACGCGGGATTTCAGACGGTCATAATACATCTTCGCCGCCCTCCTCCAGCTCCTTCAAGATGTCGTTAAACTCGGTGAACTTCAAGCCGTAGTCAAGCAGCGTCCGCGCCGCTGTAATGTGGTTCGCGCTCGTTTCTTCATCGTCTGCGACAATGGCCCCAAGCCGGTCTATTGCGGCGGTCAAATTCTGCTGTAGCTGCCTCGTTGCTCTGTCCATGACCCCGGCGGCGGCGTGTTTATATGCTGCAGAAAATTCAGCGTCTTGCAGATACGCCCGCAAGGTACTTTCCCCAATTCCAGCGGCTTTTGCTGCCTCTGCCCTTGTACGGCACACAAGGAGGGCTTGCAGCGCTTTTTCTTTGCGTGGTGTCAATATATCACCCCTTTCAATCGGCGTTTTCTGCGGCTTTCTGGCGGTCATAGAGCCGCATAAAGTCCGCAAGATTCATTGTTACGCTCCACCCCTCGCGGCTTCGGCGGTGGAATACGGCGGGTAAACCGTCCTTGAAATGTTGGCTATCCCTTTCGGCCTGCTTCATCCACTCCGAAAGCCTGACTTGCTCGCAGCGTTTGACCTCGATATGAATGCCGGGCAATCCCACAAGGTCGGGCACTTCGCCAAAGGACATAGACCCGCCGCGCTTGATCTCGTACCCATATTCACGGAGAACGGCGGCAAGCTCCCTTTCACCGTCTGCGCCTTTTCGCTGTGATGCTTTCCCGCTCGTGTCTTTCACCCCCTTTCAATAAAGCTCCTCGTAAAATCGGAGTTCCCTAATTCTTCCGCTGAAAAAGTGGTTTATGTTCCGGTCGCAGTTGCGATATTTCGTAGCAAAATACTTGTCAATCAGTACAGGGTATGCCTCTGGATCAATATCGGCGTATAACCCGCCGGGGTATTCTCGGCCGATGAATGGCATATCCTGGCATATCCGCACGATCTGACTTGCTTTTATAGGCGGATGCGGCCTCCCCATGTGCTTTTCGTACTGCTCGAAGTAGTACGAAAACACGCTCAAGGCATCTTGCAGACTATAGACGCTCGGCGGGTACACGCTCGCGGTTATCCTTGCGAATTTCTCAAAATCAAAGGTCATAAAACGCTCCCTTATACAAAAAGAAGAAAAATTGAAAATATATAATATCGGCGGTGGTGCGCGCGCAGCGCACCCTTATACATAGTGTGGAATGACTTGTCATTCCCTTTTACTCTCTGTCTCTTACTCTATCTCTATCTCTATCTCTTACTCTTAGTTACATTGTGACATTTTACCGTTACAATGTAACACCAGTGAGCGGAGATTTATTTCCCATCGTTACTTTGTAACGCTCTGCGTTCTCGAAACCGCCGCACTCTTGCCGCTGAATCGCTTTCACTTCCCGTATTGGCTACGGCCTCGGGGAGAAAAAAGCTTTCGTCGGTAATGGTCTCAATGAGTTTATAGCGGCGCAGGGCTTCAATTGTGTTTGCGACGTTGTCGGCATCTTCACCGATGGCAAAGGCGATTTCTTTTGCAAACGATTCATCATATCCGTTATAGGAGATAACCCCATCCGTGCGCAGGCTTGCAAGCTGCATTTTTAAGTAGATGATTGTGAATACCTCGCCGCCTGCCTGTTTCCTCAATCGGCGCATTCCCTCAGAATCGAAATACCCTTCTTTCAGTTTCAACCACCAAAATCTTTTCTTGTCCTCTGCCATTTGCTTAAACCTCCATTTCTAAAATCTGAATTTGAAAAATTATTCTTTCTGCGTTCCATACGGTTTCCGGCGGGCGTTCAGCGCTAAAAATGCCGACCTGTTCCGCCAGAATATTTTGATACGCTGTGCCGACGTCTGCGGCTGGCAGTTCCAAAAGCTTTTTCTTTAGACGCTTAATCTTGTCTTTCTTTTTTGCCCTTGAAATATCCTCCCTGAAAATTCCCTCTGCGATATCGTTCCCGAAATACTCCGCAAAGGCTGCATATTTCCCAGTTAGCATTTTTAGCTCCTTTCTACGGCATCCGCCGCGCATAGAATTTCTTTCGCCCTGTGCCGCATGGAGCGGACAAAACGCGCCTTTTCTTCCTCGTTCGCGGGGAGGTAATAGCCGGTCACATTGTCGCTCAATATGGCCGCGCCCGCTCGTCTCTCGGCGGAGATCATAGCCCGGACGGTTCGACCGTCGAGGCCGGTTATTCCCTCCAAATCTCGGAGGGGAACGGCGTTAGCCTGCCCGTGGCTCAAAAGGTCAGTTATTTTCATCGGCAAGGAATCTTTCCAGCTCGTCAAGGTTTACAAGCGTATAGGCGTAACTGCCTTTAACGGGCTTGATCGTGCCGTCTTTCACCCAGCGGCGCAAAAGTCGCTCGTTGATGTAGCTTCCTGGGTCTTGCGCCTTGATCTCCGCAACTGCTTTCGGAATAGTTCTAATTCGTACCATGATAAAGCTCCTTTCGGGTTAAAAATAAAAAGTGCCTATCGCTCACGCACTTTTACCATGCGTAAGTAATAGGCACAAAGGCACACGCAAAAAGGGGATTTCTCGCCTTAAAGCTTCTTCGTTCAATTTTCTTTATTATATCACAAAACGCGGGATTTTGCAAGAGTTACGCCCTATTTTTATGCAAAATAGTTTCGCTGATACAATCCGCCGTTTTGTGTCGTGCTTCGTCTATGGCGTGTGCGTATGTGTCAAGCGTCGTTGATACATCGGAATGCCCCAGCATCCCGGCCACGGTCAGCACATCCACGCCGTTTGAGAGCAAAACGGAAGCGGCGGAATGTCGGAACAAGTGCGGGTTAATATGGGGGAGGCCGTGCCGGTCACAAAATGCGGTCAATTCAAGATTCACATTTCCGGGGTTCATCGGCTTTCCGTTCCATCTTGGAAATACCAGGTTGTTATATTCCCAAAGATCGCCCAGCCGCAGCCGGTCTTTTGCCTGCTCCGCCCATAGCTTGCGCAAGAGGTCAATAGTTTCATCGGGGATGGCCACGCGGCGGCTGTTGTCGGTCTTTGTCGGCCCGCTCTGTATGCCTGTTTCGGGGAGATAAATCATGCTTTGATTTATCAGAACTTCCCGCCGCACAAAGTCCACCTTGTCCCATGTCAGCGCCAGGGCTTCCCCTCTGCGGCATCCCGTGGAAATAAAAAAGGTTATCAATGCGCGGAATGGCAGCGGCTCCCCCTCCAGGGCAGCAAGAACGGCTTTAAGCTGCTCCGGCTGTAAAGCCTTGCTTTCACGAACGCGCTTTTTCTTTGGCAGCGTTACACGCTTTGCAGGGTTATATTTGATAATCATTTCTTTGTAAGCTTGTTCAAGCACTGTGTAAATGATTGCGTGATAGTCTCTGATCGTTCCCGGGGATAGTGGTTTTTCGGCTCCCGTTAGGCTGAAAAGATCCTTTCGGCCTAAGTTCTTTTCGATTATGGCGGCGTTTTGGCGGCTGATTGGCTGATTTTTACATAGTCTGCGGATCAAATTCCCATAGACACCACACGACCGCGCAAAATCGTTGCAAGTTTTCCCCTCTGGTATAAGCTCTTTGAAGTCCACGGCGGGCAGCGCGTACACTTGCCATCGGCAGGCCCCAGGCTCGGAAAACTTCTTGTAAAGCTCGGTTAGTTGCTTCGGCCGGATTTCTTGAATGGGGATTTGCCCTATATACTCATTGATCCGCGCAGTTTGCCGCCGGACGCGGGCCAGCGTTTGCGGCTTGTCCCCGCGCTGCTCCCTTATGGTGTAGCAGTATGCGGCGTACTCGGCAAAGGTCTGTTTGTTATCTGCTTGAAAGCCGCTCATTAGGTCTTGTTCAAACTCTGTTGCCACGCGCTGCAATTCTCTGTTGAGTTCTCGCGCGGTCATGGGCTTGTCCGGCTTCCATGTCTTATAATGTCTGATTTGCCGGCCGAGGGCATCACGGCCCAGCGTGACCGTGATTTTATACGCCGTGCCGTGTTTCCCCTCTATCTTCCTAATGCTCGCCATTGTTTAAGCTCCTTTCCGCTCCTTGATGTTCATTACCCCCTCCCATTTACATTTCTTGCAAAAGGTTGTGACGCCATTACAAACGGCATCGGGGGCCAGCTTGTGCAGCTTTTGGCCGCAGACCGGGCAACAATACCACAACTGCCCTTTTACCAATTTCACCACGCCGCCGCTCTCCTTTCTTGGCGCACATTTGGCGCACAACTTCGGCGAATAGGCGGGAACGGCTTGCAATTTTGGCGCACAATTCAAGGGTTAAACCCTCTATTTCGCGTAAATATTGCAACGATTCGTTTTAATTGGTAAGAATATTGTACATTCTTGGGGCAGTTATTACAACTCTCAATATTGCACAAAAATTATTGCCTTTTTTCTC